GTTTTTAAATTTTTTTTAGGGTTTTCGAAATTTTAACTCTTGAAAACTGACGTCAGTCAGGGATTCAGTAGGGCTCAGTGAAATGACTTGTAGGCCAAAATTTGTGCACAGAGTCGCTAACGTAATCCAAAGCAGTGAGGTTAGCTTGGATCTCGTGGAGAGAAGGGAAGTGAGAAAGTGAAATTCCAGAAGGATCTAGTCCAAAAGGATCTTCACCTAGGGCAAGGGTTAGACCAGTGGGATCAGGGTCTATACCTTGGGAGTGATAGTATTGATAAATGTCTTTACAAACATAGTAGACTTGTTTGTCATGACCACAACTAGCATAGGCGATTCCGATAGCGGAGGCCATTGTTTTGCCAGGGGTAGGGTTACGAGCTTTAGTGTGGTAAAGCTGCGCAAGCAAGGCTTCAGAGTCACGATGGGGTAAACCATTGTGATTGATGTAAGACAGAACTTCAGCACCATTGGGTCGGTTAGTCAATTTAGACTTTTCGACAGCAACGATAGACTTGAAGTAAACATTCGCGAAATGTTGGATACGAAGAAGGAAGTCTTCGTGGAGGTTAGGTTGAATACAAACCAGGAGACGGAGGAGGGAGTCGTCGCCCATGAGTTTGATAACCATATCTTTAGACAAGGGAATTTCCATTGCACTTAAGATAGTGATGAGCATAACACAGTTATATTGAGAGTCAAGAAACTGAGTTGTGTAAAGACCAGAAGGTATGCCAGCATGGTGTCGTGAGTAGACTTCACCATTTGGGAGCAGGACCGGGGTCTGTTTGAAAGCATCAACTGTCCATTGCCAGAGGCGTTGGAGTCGTGCTTCTTTGCTAGTATCCCATTGATCAGCAGTGTTGCTGTAGTCAATAGTTGGGACGTAGCCGCGAGAAAAATCGAGATATGAACGTTGAATGTCAAAGATGTCATCTATAACAGAGAAAAGGGCAAACTTATCAAAGCGTTTCCAGTCAATCATAAGGATTGAGGTGCGCATGTAGTTATGCATTAACTCGTAATTGAGACGCATCCAGCCACCATTGAAGGTTTCATAACCCCAGAGGAGAGGAGATGAGCCTTTGTGGGACTTGTAGAAAGCAAACAAGGGCCAGAAAAACATAATTTGAGCGATGATCCAGGGTTTGGGGACTCCGAATATGCTGCGTGCTTTAGCTGGGGAGGCGGTAGTGGTTAGAGCCGTTTTGATGTGCAGTAACATTTGATGAAAATGTCGATGCGCTGGTTCTTGACCATTCTTGATTTCATGATGCCATCGTCGAGTGTTATCGAAGATGATTGGCTTCATGTTACCGACGGAAGTCTTCGTGTTAGGAGGGAGCTTGTCGATGAAACGTTTCTCAGTGGAGAAAGGGGCTTCAGCGTTGGGCTTGTTCTTCATTGGGTAGTGATGTTGGACATCTAGAATGTGAACAGGTCTGACAGGCTGTGGAGGAGCGAAGAGGTCACGGGTGTATTCAAGGCCTTTGAGATAGTGTTTGTCTCTTGGGACAGGATGATCGATGATATCACCAGAAAAGAAGTCTGATAGAATGAGTTCTTCAGTAACTTCATGGCGAATGTATCCATGTAGGATTTTGTCGATCTGTTGAGGATAGCAGTATCGGCGTATAGCGTGTTCTACTGTAGCTTGGTGCTTGGCAGTGGAGAACGGGTTTATGCTAGGGACGTGGGGGCGAAACTTGCTAAGGCGTTCGAGGCGAAAGTTCGATGCTTCAGCGCTCAGGGTAGAGGCTTGAGGCGAGAGGTGTGAACTTGCCATTGCGATTAAGGTAGTAAAAACTAGTCGAGGAGCTAACTTCGGTGGACTTTGAGGGGGGAGGTCCAAAAGAAATTCGGGGATGAAAATGTATATCAAAAGATGTACAAGAG